CACCGTCTACTGCGTCCTCAGATAACACTAGACCCAAGGCTTCAGCGTCACTAAACATTGCCTGTAAGCCATCAGAACCTGCGCCTAACGTGTTTACAAGAGCAACACCCTCAGAGTCAAACAACTTCATAGCTAGTCTAACTTTATCAGCAGAGTTTTTCTGTTCTGCAAAGGCTTTAGAAAGAGCAAGGACTTGATCTTCTAGCGGCATTTTGATTAACTCAGCCGCGTTTAGATTTAATTCTTTTAATGCACCTTTAGCTTCACCTGTACCTCTAGCCGCTTCTGCCGCCCTACGAGTAAAGCGTTGCATTGCCATACCCATAGTCTCAGCACTTACGCCTGTCTGTTCTGCGGCAAATTGTAGTTTAGATAGTGAACCTGCGGTCGTGCCAATCTTAGATGACATCTTTCCTAACGCATCTATAGAAGACATCGTTTTGACGGTTATAGCGGTAAAGGCAACCGTAAAGGCCGCGCCCATTGCTAATGCGCTTTTAACTACAGCGGATATTGCGCTTTTTAGAAAACTACCGACTTTGGCAAACGCCGAACTTAGTAGAGGAAAACGATTCTTTACTTTATCAATTGCAGTGCCAAGCTTACGAAACCTTGCTTGTAAATTAGCAAACATTGCCTCTGTTTTATCAAGCCCTTGTATCGCAATTTTAATAGGTTTAATCATTTTTCTCGCCAACTATCTTGTGATATGCAACCCATTCATTTAAGTGACTAATGGGAGTCTCTTCAGCTTCAGCAATGCTCATGTGAAGGCGATCAGCCAACGACAACATAGTCATCCTCGAATGATCGCTTCTCAGTTTTTTTCGTGTTCCTCAACAGACTCGATTTCAGAAAACATCTGATTAGCTATTTCTGATATAACACTTGTTTCTTCGCCCATCAAATCTATACGATCTTCAGAAGATGTAAACAACTTAGCACCGCTCTCATCTTCAGCCTTCATACAAATCAAATCTACCATTGCGCTAATAGTCATATTGTTTAAAAAGTTTGGGTGCTTCTTCTGTAACTTATCTAAGTCATAACACGTAATACTTCTGCAATACAACTTAAACGGCCCAGATTCGTCACCCCACTCATTAACCAGCACTTCTCGCGCTTCTAACTTTCTTCTGCTTCGTAACTCTTTAGCTAATCCCATGGTTAATCCCCTTTAGTTATGGATTTGATCCTGTAGTAACTGCTCCAGTACATTGTATTGTAAAGCTCGCCTCTACCATGCCATCAAAAGCGCCAGTAATAGACTTGCTTGTTACGATGCCTGATCCTGAGTAAAATTCTTCACCAGAGCCAGTGCCAGTTGGATGTACTTGCCAATCAATAGATGCTCTTTCGTCAAGACCAGTCTGAGATACGTCAGCTTCATCCCAGTAGCATTCTAAAGTTAATGTGTTAGTCGAAAGACCTTGCTTGTACGATCGTACAGAATCGCCCATTACTGAATCTTCAATAGTGTCCGCTGAACCGTCAAACGTGAAAGAACGAACTTCTCCCACAGCGGCCATAGAGCCGCCTGAAGGCTGAATTTTTACTATGCCAGATGCGCCTGTTTTAGTCGCCATGATTATTTACCTTTTAAGTTAAGTTAAGTTGTGCCGCGAGTATACTGATATACAATGCGAACTGTAATAATGACCCCACCAACGGGATCAATAGAACCTTCATCTATCTCAACATTGACCACTTGCGTATCTATGGCTTTATTGCCTCTAGTACGGTCAACGTCAAGACCTTCTTCAATCGCCTCGATTATGTTGTTTCTTGCGCTGTCAATTGCAGAGCTTTTAACAAAACAAACCAAGTCATAATTTATTGTACCCATTCTCTGAGTAGTCGATCCACCTATCGATGCATCCTCTCTGCTTTCATCAGCACTACGTACTAAGACGGCAGGGTATTGAGCATTCGACAATTTTTCAAAGTCAAACGGCTCACGTGTAACATATTTTACGGCAACAGGGCTGTTAATACCTTTAAGCGTAGTAACGATATTTTCTGCGATCTCTTCTCTTACGCTCATTTCAAATACCTTTCAAACACTTTACCAAGCGTCTTTTGTTCGTTTCGACTAAATCCAAAAAACGGTCTTTTCTTTTGATTCATTGCCGCTTTTTTAGCTTCAGTTGCTCTTGTAAAATAAATCTCCGCTTGCTTGCTAGTCGACACTACAGAAATACTGCCAAGCATCTTTCCAGTAAACTCTAAATTAGGCTTTGTGCTTCTACCTCTTGCTAACCTGTAAGCCGCATATTTAGCATCGTACTTTTTAAAAAATGAACCCTTAAAGCTTCTACCTTTACTGGTTCTATCTTCAATAATTTCTATGCCTTTCAAGCCAGTAATTAACAGTGCTTTTTTACTGCTTGTCTTTAAATTCCTTCCTCGTCTTTTTAATTCACGATTTACTTGCGAAAAATCAACGTCAACATCAAGTTGCATTATCTATCTAACCGCTGTCCGACAGGCTGTTTCTCATCTTCTTTAACAACGCCATCGCCATCTTCGTCATAGTCTACGCCATCAGCCAATACGGCTTCTAACTCTTCGCCATATCGTGCTTTGTAGAAATCTATCATGCTTTGAAATCTGTCACCTTCTACCCAGTTAGTCAACTGAGGTAACGCATAACGCCACAACACAAGATAGGCACTTGCCATTGTAAACTGCGTTGCTGTGAGCTTGGTATTGTCCATCTCACCAGCTATGTTCTTGCGAGGCCACCATCTAATGCGTAACTCACGCTGTATGTCAGCCTGTGCTTTAGGGTGTTCGAGAACAAAAGACTCGATACCTAAATCGAGAATGTCTGGAATTAATTTTAATAAGTCTGCATCGCTTGAATAAGCCATTACCATTTCACCTTGTCAGCCCAATAAGCCGCTGATGCTGTTTTGTCTTTACGTCCTTTTGCTATCTGCTTTGCAAATCTTGCTTTGAACGATCTTCTCTTTGCTTTGTCTGCTTCTGATTCATTCTTTCTAGGCGGTTTGTTATCTGCACCTTTCTGTCCAAACCTAATTAGCTTTATCTTATCGCCTTCTTTTGCCAGTACAGCGTGACTCTTACTGTCATGGTTAGGTGTTCTCTTAGGTTTGTTGTAACCGTCAAACCTTTCACCGCGATAATTGATTGCCATATAAACCTCGTAAGAATGCCCCCTTTCGGGGGCAATCAGTATTACAATGCCGCGTCAGATAGAATCTCAACACCGAACGAGTCATCAAGCTCTGCAACACCATATACAGCAGTGGCGTTTAGCTCGAATGCTCTGAGAGACTCATCACGCTGAGGCGCAATGTTAAAGTCGCGCTTCATAGCAATCATCAATGCTTCTGGAGCAAATACAGCACCCTTCGCATCGTCATTGCCGTCTACAGATACGTTAGCAGACTCATATACATTAATACCTGCGATAGTACCAACATAACCAGAACGCATTGCTTCGTTTTGCAAGTCGCCACCATTTGGATTAGCAAAGGTGTTAGTTAGGTTAGCTTTCAACTGGTAAGCTTGGAACGGATGTACAACAGCGTTAATCGCTCCAGTGACCTTGTTAGAACGCAAAGTAGCCGCGGCCTTAAACAAGTCAGCAACAGTAATCTCTGCGCCAGCCGATCCAATAGAGCTAGAGAAACCGTCAAACAAAGCGATCAAGTCAGTATCAATCTTAGTAGCAATAGAGTTACCAAGAACAGTACCAAGCTCAACAGCAGGGTTTCCGTCACCGTAAGTTGCCATATCAGTCAATAGAACTTGTGCGCCTACCTCACCAACAGTTACAGAAACTGAAGAAGTAGAAACAGTAGTGCTAGTCATGTCAGTGCCTTCAGTCAATGCCGCGGCAGTAATCGCAGGGTACTTAGGAACCTGAATTGTCTTGCCAGCTTGTGCTTGAATGTTGTACTGAGTTACTAGACCCATCATTAGGGATTGCTCTTCTGCGGTAAAACGCGCCTGAGCTACGATATTGACGAACAGGTCGTCAAGAGTTGTGGAAGTTGTTGCGGCCATGATTATATCCTCAAAAATTAAATTAGTGGTTTGTGGTTACTTTTTCTTCATCGCGGCAAATTGCTCTTTGCCACCATTACTCCAGTTTGCAACCATATCTGCCACAGATTGAGGCTTCTGTGTAGAGCCACCAGCGTTACCCATCGATCCTGTGCCACCTTGTGACGCTTTGACCATGTGTGGGTTTACTGTCAAAAATTCTGCTACCATTTCATTAACAGATAGCAGATCACCGCTGTCATTGTATCGCGGTACTCCGTTACCGTCTAGCACCTCTACCATTCCATCATCTGACAGTCTGGTTTGGTCTTTTAGCAACTGAGATACTTGATTTGGATTGACAGCGTTATTATTAGAAGCCGCACCAAGAATCGCTCCATCTACTAGCGTCTGTTGCAACTTACTTTTGTAACTCTGTATTTCCGCATCTTTCTTTTCAACTGTTTTCTTCAGGATAGAATCAAACTCGCCTCTCTCTTTTTGTCGCTCAAGTTCTGCGGCCTCTCTCTTTGCCATCAGTTCTTTTGCGTCATCAAGATCAATGCCTTGTATCTTCTTATCGAACTTGCGTTGCTCTCTTGCTACGCGATCCGCAACAATGCGGTCTAGTTCATCCTGTGTAAACGTCTTTGTTTCCTGAGTTTCTACTGCCGCTGTTTCAGTCTCAGCTTGTGTTTCCATGATATCATCGCTCATGTTACGAACCTCTTATAGAGTATTGGTGAATCAACAGTATAGCATATTACTTATTTCTTGCTTTTTTTCTTCTTCTTTTTGGGTCGTCCTACTTTAGTTCCGTATGTACCTTTACCTTGTGGCATTATTGTCTCCTTAAAAAACAGCCCTAAATCTATGACGGCAGTTATAGCCGCCACGCACAATAAACGGATTACCGTCTATTTTTCCAGCCCAATCACCAGACCAGATTTCTTCAATTTCTTCTTTAGTGTATGTCTTGCCTACGTGCTTTGAACAGAACTTGCGCGTAACCTCATCGTCTGGCCCTTGATACTTAAATTCTTTAGCACCTGATTCTAACGCTATTCTCGTATTTACAGCCGCATCAAACTGCATTAGCGAATCATGTAGCTGTTGACTGGCATACCGACCTAAATCACTGCCTACAGTCGCTCTAATTGTTGCTACGCTTGCGGCAAACGCTGTACCTGTTAATGTGCTTTCATAAACTTCTTTAGCTATTACATCTAAATACTGCTGACCTAAGTCCTCAAACCCTTTAAAGGTTAAGCTCTGTAGTTGCTGAATAATACTTGCATCAAGATTAGCTATGTCACCATACTGACTCAGCATAGCTACAACTTTATTTGCTACACCTGTGTACTCTCGAACTAAACTATCAACGACCGTCAAATACTCTTGGTCTATAGCTTCTCTTAATAAAACCCTAGCTTGTACAGCCCACTCTAAATCAAACAACTCACCATCACGCAATGGCGCAGTAGCCATAATATCTGCTATACGGTTTTCTAGCTTAACTAAGGCGCTTGCAAGCTTTGCCTGATGTGTTTCAGCAAGCTTTACAAGATCACGCAACTGATCTATATCAGCGGTCATTAGAACTGCCCTAGATTACTACCAGTGCCTTCTTCTTTAGCAGACATAAGCTCATCACCGCCCTCGACTTCATCAAGGCCAATTTTTTCTCTAACCTCGTTAGGCGTTACAAGACCAGCGTCAATATGGTAGCTGTAGATTTGAGTTTTATCTGAGAAGTCGCCAAGGACAGATGCTGTCTCTTCAATCTCCGCGTGAACCTTCGCTAGAGCCTCGTCATCAAGGATTAGATCAGCGATCTTTTTATCTATCTCCATAGAGAGGGTAGCCGACTTAACGCCAGTAGAGCGCATTTGCTGAAGGAACATAAGCTCCTTATCGTAATCTCTAAGGTCAAATGCATCAGGGTAGAATATTTCAACATCAGGGGTAACATCTTGCCAATCACAGAACAACAACCATAACTGCTCTTCGGCTAACTCTAACAAATCAGCCTTCTCTGCTAATTTAGCATTGAGCATTTGGAATTCTGTTGCCATAGCCACACCGCTCATAGTTTTAGCTTCTGTGCCACGTACAGCACCCATATGACTCATG